TGGCCTTGTGCGATAGGTTCAACAATAGCTTTTATGGTTGGGAGCAATCGCTCTTCTAGGCTTATATTTTTAAGTAGTTTTGCCATCTTATCCTCCGGTTACGTTTAATGCTAATGCTACAACTTCACCTACCTTTTGTCCGTCCATATTTACTACACCACCTTTTTGTATCACAGATATTAGTGTGTCTAATTTCTCTTCTACAGCTCTAAGCGAACCTTCGTCAGCACCACCACCACCCATCACATCGGCTAGGCCTGTCAGCTGTGGTGCTACTAAGCCCAGCATCGTCAATGCACCAATTAATGGCAATAATATCGGCAAGGTGGTGGCACCTACTACAGCCATAGCTGTTAAACCAGCTGCTATACCTACAAATGCAGGTCCTAGCAACAGTAGTGGTAATATGTTTTCCATACTAAGTACACTCATCATGGTTGTAAATCCGCTGGCAACTGATTGAACAATCGACGGTATCATTTCAAGGGCTTTTATTAATACACCCCCTATGACCTGGGCCAATCCAACAATCACAGTGCCAATTGCCTGTATTGCTGGTGATGCTGCTAGTAATGCCAGTCCTATTGCTAGTATAATCGGTATCGCCGGTGCGGCAGCTGCTCCAAAAGCGCCTAAAGAAGTTCCTAATGCTAGAAACCCGCCACTTGCTGATGCACCTGCAGTACCGGCGATTGCTGTGTTGATTCCAAACAGCGACATCAAACCGGCTCCAGCTGCTAAGATCAAGTTACCGGCACCTAGTATAATATTACGCGTAAGTGTTACTGCGTTCATAGCTAGAGTAGCTACCTTAGACGCAACCGTCGCTACTATGCCCCTTTGCTTACCTGCTGTATTCAGAGTTTCGCTACCAGTTTCTACATTCTTAGCAACTGTATAAGCTGTAGATGCTGCTATGCCTTGTGCTCTCATAGCGTTATATACTTGCATCTGGGTTGCGTTAAGTCTCTTTGCTGCTCCATTTGACACTTCGGCTGCGGTGTCTTGAATAGTCGATGCAGTGCTTAGGTTTTTTAAAGCTGTATATGTAGCAATTTGAGTGATGCCTTGTACAAGCGTTAATGCTAACATCCCATACTCCTGCACAACTCCCATTAAAGCACCACCATACTTCAACGTCTTACCTATTACGTTATCAAGCAGGCTTGAGTTTTCTCCGAAGTATTGGTTGTTGAACTTAGCTGCTTCATTCATCTTGTCCAACTCCTCTGTGGTCAATCCCATTGCACTTGCCAACGCCTTCTTTTGTAATACATTCATACCGTCGAGAGATCCAACCTCTCTCATTATTCTAGCCTGCTCTTCCATAACACCGTTCAGATCCCCTGCCAAAGATGCCTCTCTCATTCTGTCAAAGTTTAGCTCCTTCCCGATAAGAACAGAAGCTTCCATCTGCTGTGTTATACTATTTTCGAAGTCAAGAAGTTGTTCGGCCGCGCTGGCTATGCTGCTCACTTCGATTCCCATTCTTTTAGCTTCGGCAGCTGCTTTTGCAAAAGATTCAACTCCACCTTTGGCAAAGGTCGCCATAACGCCTGTATTTTTTGCCATTTCTTTCATAAGCTGGCTTGGTATGACCCCTTTCGCTTTGCCTATCGCATCTGCTGTATCTTTGAAATTAGTTGCTGTATCTTTTGATTCGCCAGGCATACGACTTATTGCCATGGTAAGATTAGCTGCTTCATCTCCAGCCAGGCCATAAGTATACGCCATCTCACCTACGGCATCTCTCTGCTCCGATGTTAGCGCATTTGCTGTGCCAAAGTTTGCAACCATAGCCTTGCTGACCTCGTTGACCTTAGTAAGTCCCAGCACACTCATCATAGAGAAATCCTCTCTCATTATTTTGATCGCTTCTCCGGCTTGCATTCCCGTCTCAACCATTTCGTGCATCTGGTGATTTATATGTCCCAAATGCTCTACCATTTGAGTTAATAGGTATGCTCCGAAGACCTTAGAATCATTACCTATCGCTCTTGCCGTTGCTAATGCTTTTCCTAAACTCTTTGTATATGCCTCTGCCTCTTCTCGAATTTCCAGAGTATGTGCTGCTATTTCCCTCGTAAGTTCGTTCTGCTCCTCTATGTGATCTAGTTCATGCTGCTGTACCTTCAGCTTCTCCATCATCTCATCTGTCAGTCTGCCTTCAGATTTCAGTAACCGCGCATGCTCTGCTAACGTGCCTGTAAGGCCTGTTTTGGTCATAACTTCCAACAGCTCCTTATCTGCTCGTGCTTGCCTAAACGCTTCACCGACATCTTCTTCGGCCTCCTTCAGCGAGCTACTCATACCACTAGCAAAGTTTTTTCCGTAGGTAGCACCATCAATGTGCCCACTCTTAAACGCATCCTTGAGCGCTTTCTGTATTGCCTTTTTGATTTCTTCTATTAGACTTGGATCGACCATCTATCTTAGATATATTTAGCTCTTTGTGTTATGAGGGCTTTTAGGAACTTATTATCCCTTTTCATCATATCATATACCCTGCCTTCGAAGTCTCTTGGACTTAGTCCAGCATCCTTTGCCATTCTTTGCAGCTTTGGATCATACTTCATTGCCTGGGTAAGGTATCCTGCTCTTCTGTCGATTATACCTTTGCCAAGACTTTGAGCACCACTAGCCAACCAGTCTAAGAAAGTCTCCTTCAACTGTTGATCACTTTCGTCATCATTAGTTTTGTTTTTAATGTCCCTAGCCGTTTTTTTGAATTCATCGCTGTCCATCGCAGCCACATACTGGTAATCCTTCTTTTTGCTCAGGGCTGCATCCAGTGCTGTTACTATTTTATCAACAACCCACTCAGCATCTGCTTCTTTATTTTCCTTAACTACCTTTTTTATGTAACGGCGTATTTCTTCACGCAATATTTGCTCACTAGGTTTCATATAGCGGTTTTCCTATAAATATCACCTTTTTCGAAATCTATTGCTTTGTGAGTTAATTTTATCCACTTCAGCATCCTGTCTTTCTTTTTCCTTCTGTTTAACATCTACCAGCTTACGATAATAATAGTTTCGCAGAAAGACCGGCATGTTATAGAGTTCGGTGAAATTGAACCCCATATTGCCATAATACATCAAATCAAAGAGTTGGTCGTAAATTTGGGGGCGGTAATTAGGCCCCAACCCAAAAAAAATTAACATTGATGGGCATCCCCATCTTTTCGTTAACATGATCACAATGCGGACACTCAAAGGTAAAGGTTGTTTCTAGCTCTGGTGTTATTGCTTTTAAGTGATTTCTAAATGCCAGTGAATCCCTTGATAATAAGTTATCCACAAAGCTATTAATTGTTGCTTTGCTTTCATCACCTTCTACAGATATGATAATATGCTTCAATCGGGTTGAAAGCTCTGGATCTACTCCTGATAGCTTTGATAGCTTTTTATACCTCTTAACATCCTCAACAATGCTACTTTCATCACCATGTGTCAGCATTTTAAATTCTATGCTCTTTTTGCCAATTGGGAACGTATAATTGAATCTATTTGTGTGCTTAGGTAGTAAATCAAAATCAATTAACTTCTCACCAAAGTCCTGCAAATCAACAACGTGCTTGCTAACTTGTCCACAACTTGGGCATGTAATTTCTACCTCATAGTCTGGACCATAAGCAAGTACCCTTGCTGCTACAAATACTGCATTCTTATCGCAAAGTAACAGATCATTGTAGTTTACCTTTGTTACAATTAGCGATTGCAATAGCTTATCGATTACTACACCTTGTTTAATTAGGTTTGTAGATGATAAGATATCCTCCTCCTTAGCTGTCATGTGCTTCATTTCAATCTGACCGGAGGCTAATGGATGCCCTTCTGGGTAAAACTGTCCTCTGGATGGTAAGGTAATTACCTCTGTTGGAAAGTCGTTTTTAGCTGGGCTAGTGTGCTCAGCCATTAATTGTGCTTTAAGTTGATCGTTTGAAATAACTTGCTTGTTTGGGTACTCGTCGTTAACAATGTCTGACATAACAATATAGATTTAAGTGTTTCCTATAAATAGTCGGGAAAAAGAAAAACCGGCCGAAGCCGGTCTCTTAATTAAATTAATAAATCAATACTCAAGTACACAATAATCAACACCCAGGGTAAGGTCAATAGTTGTGAATGCTTCACCTTCTGACCATGCTAAGTCGTTGAAGTTGGCTGTTTTGACAAATGCACCCTTAATGGACCACTTTTCGATCTTATCTCCTACTGGACCTAGTACGTCAATTTCAAGGTCTTTTTTGTAGAAGTCCAAGTATCCATCACGACCAGTTACAGATTCGTGAGAAGTTCTTACCCACTGCATTACTGCCTGAGCACCTGATGGTACGATTGGATCATATAAGGTCATTGTAATATCTGCCCACTTACATTTTCCTTTCAATTTACGGATAATGTTGATGTGATCGATAACTACCTCACCACACTCAAGGTTTGGACGAGATACCTTGTTTATAAGGAATGACGGAATGCCTGTATCACCCATCCGCATGATGAAGCGATTCTTCATCTTCGGTTCGTAATTCTTAAAGAACATTTCGTCTGCTGCTACTAGATTTGCCATAGTCTATCTTTTATTATAAGTATCTGCGTTTTAAATTTATACGTTATCAAAACTAGCACCCGTAGGTAAGATATTGAAATCAAGTACGATAAATTCAGCAGCTCTTGCTGGTTGAATGTAAATCTGTCCGTACATAATATTTCTATCAATTACATCAGGAGTGTTGTTTGTTTCGTCCATTACAACTCTGAACGCATAGATACCTTGACGCTGTTGTACTGATTGCAAGTATGGAGTCACTACGCTGATAAACTTCTGACGGGTTTCATCGGTGTTGTTGTCGAAGGTTAGATACCTTGAAGACGATGCAATAAACTTCTTCAATGCTATTAACAGTCTTCTTACGTTGATTCTATCAAGTGCAGATGAAGTTGATTGTAATGTTTTCTGACCCCAAATACAGATTCCTTGGTTAGGGAAGGTTGCAATTGGATTGATATTTGCTTGGTAAAGCGAATCTCTTTTTGATTTAGAAAGTTTATACTCTACGTCTACTGCTGATCCAATGCCACCTCTGTTCAAACCAGCTGGTGCAAACCACTCATTTGATACTGAGTCGCTAAATGCGATTACTTGTGGTACGACTACTGATGGTGGTACATAGGTTGGTTTGTTGGTGTTTGGATTAAGTATTTTAACCCAAGGCCAGTAAGTTGCTGCATAGCTTGTATTCAAACCATCTACCGCTGCAATTGCTCCAGCCAAAGTACTACCTTGTACTACTGGGTCGATAATTGCGAAGGTGTCTCCTCTATCCTCTGCTACTTCGATCATTTGATTTGCCACAGCCAAATGCTTTTCAAAAGTCACACCTGGGGCTACAAGTAAGTTAATGTCAAATTGATCTGCGTTAGATATAATGTTGAGTGCTTTATTATAAGCCACTCCACCTGGCGCACTAAGGCTGCTTAGGTTCAATCCAAACAAGTTAGTTGCTGTTATGTTTGAACCAACAAATTTTGGGACTGCTGGATCTGCTCCGTCAAATCCACCTTGGAAACCTACAGTGAATTTCAAGAAAGTAGATACGTCAACACCACTAAAGGTACTTGCTGAGATAATTCTAGAACCTGCAAGTACGCTATTTGGATCTGATAAAGATGCCGATGGGTGTACTAAGCTAGAATCGAGATTGAAGTTTACGTTGTTTCCAGCTACAGATCCACTTGCCAATGGTCGGAAGTAGTTTGCGTTGTCTGTGTTGCTGTAATTTACACCGTAGTATGCTTTGGGGCTATAATTACCGTTAATTTCGGTAAACTGAGTTACCAAAGACATAGTTGGCAGTGGTTGTGGTACTGGGATTGGCTGTAGGAATGATTCGAATCCAAATGGATAGTAGCTTGCAGGAGCAGAGCCGTTATCTACGTTTGCATTCATCTCAACTCTAACATACTTGGAAATGTTTCTGTAATTACCGTTGGTTACGACGTCAAAGTCTGCATTAACGGTGTAATACTGATCACCAATTCTTCTTGCGATATAGTCTGGTGAATTTGGATCTAAGTTGCAGTTCGTAAATGATTCAAGTACTACTGGTCTTTGATCTGTGTCTGTATATTGCCTTACGAAGATAGAGAATGTACCATAATTGGTTCCTCCAATGGTTCCAGGTAGGTTGTTGTTTATGATCGATACTTTAACTGCTGTGTTTGTATCTTGACCATCACCAGTTGTGTAAAAGCTAAACAACTCAGCTGGGTCTTGGCCTGGGATTAGTTGTGAAGTTATATAAGGTGTAGCAGCTGCTGAGTATGCTCCGAAGGTGCTACCTGATAAGTTGATATTGCTTCCAGTTACAGCAAGTACAAATGATGAGGTTAGATTGGTGTCTGTTAGAAAGCTATCAAACAACACATACATATACCCCTTCTTGGCTCCTTTCGGTGATTCACCAAATACCGTATTAAGATTAATGTTGCTAGTTGGCTGTACTGAGGCTGACACTGTCTGTCCGGTAATTCCAGATCCAGATAGTGTGATTGCAAAAGAACCAGTTACCGATACGGTTGATGGTGTGATTGCTGCTTTATTAAAGTTGTTTCCAGTTGAAAAACCTACAGTAGTAGTTGGTAAGATTGCACCTACTGTAAACTGGCCAGTTGAACCACTTACTACGATTGCTGTGTAGTTGCTAAAGCTGTATCCACCTTCTGCAAGTACTCTAACTACAGTCACAGTTGATGCATTTCTTAGGTAGTTTCTAACAGCAAAAGGTACGTAGCTTTCTTCATACAAGTCCCCAAACTGCGCTACAAAGTCGTTGTAGTTGCTAATTATAGTTGGTATAAAGGCTGGTCCTTTTAAAGTTGGTCCAACGATAGCTGCGCCAAGTGCAGCAATGCCTGTTGGTAAAAATGATAGGTCATTTTCATTTGTGAAAACGCCCGGTGATACAATTTGTTCTGCCATTGTTTAAACGGATTTATTTTAATATAAATATCCGTAACTTTCTCAAAACCGTTAGTTCTGCGGCTTAAAAACGCCACTTTGTAGATCCAAAGTACCTACTCCATACTTTTCAGATAGTGCTTTTGATAATTGCTCTTCTTCTTCGCTGGTCTTCGCAACTTCTTCTTTTACCTTTTCTTCCGAGTCTTTTACTTTATCTAACTCAGCATGTATTGACTTCTTTAAAATCTCTAATTGCACTAGAGATATTCCTAAAGACTGATATCTTGTTTGAATCTTTTTAATCGAGTCTAGTTCTTCTTGTGTAAATTTCTGCTCCATAACTACTTTTTAGGTTTAAATTGGAATGTATATGTAGCACCCAAACCATGCTGTGCTCTGATTGGGTCGTATCTGTAGGTTATATCAACACCTTGCTTCAACTGTATCCCAACATCAAGTGCAAAACTCATTTGTGAGGTCCTATCTATAACTAGTCCCCCACCTACGATAAAGCCGTATGGTCGTGTGTATATTTTTTCAATCACTGTGTTTGTGTTTGTAATTGTTATTGAATCGGTTCTGTTTATATACTTGGGAAACTTAGGTGTGTACTCTAAAGTACTGCTGAGTAAGGTTCCTCTTACGTTTGCATATAAAGTACCAGCAATTAGGCTGTCCTCGTACTGCTGTGAGTATCTATAAGTGCTATCACACCTAGTAGCTATAAGCTCCGAATCAACTGGCTCTTCATCTGTAACTGGACCTAAGGCCACCGGCTTACTTCCTTTTGTTTTCGTTGGACCATTATTGAAGTACAAGGTGTCTATAACTGTTATTCTATTTGTATCTGAGGTGGATACTATTTCTGGGCAATTGAGTTGCTTACAGGAGTGCATATACAGTATATACACTAGTAATCCTACTATTATAGCTGGGCTAATCCATCTCATGCTATTCTGTGTTATTATCTGTTTGTATTTTTCTGATAGATACTGTTTTACCAGATAGTTTCTCGGCAATGGCTTTTGCTAAGCTGTCTGTTATAATATGTCCCAATAAGCTGATCTGGAAGGTTGTGCGAACTATTCTATCATCTGTATCAAGTACATCCGTTGTGCTTGTATAATCGTTTATGGTAGCTCTGAAGCTAAATCTATTCACCTCGCCCCAATAACTACCCTCTGTGTATATAACAGATTCAATTATTTTATTCATTTGCTCCAAGTAGTTGGTCCAAACAACTACATCATAGGTGAGATTGACGTAGTCTGGAGCAATTACGTTGATATACTCAACAACTGGCTTTTGCCCAGTTAGACGTGAGAATTGATCGTATTTGTTTTTAGGAGACCATCGGATTGGTTGATTTATATATACTTGTGGAAAATTACCATCCACTTTGTTTGTAAGCTCTCTCAGCTTTGTTATCGCTGTTCTTTTGTACACAATAAGTGGTGCTTGTATCTTACTATTCTTATCTCTTAAATATCCATCAGACTCAACTGCTTTCCACTTTTCAGAAGAACCGTACATACTCGGTACGATAACCTTTGTACCGTTTTCTACAACCTCTGGCTGAACTACGTTATCAAAGTAGTATTTGATTGCACTGTCAATATCAATAAGCCCACTTGCAAAATCTTTTACAGTATCATCATCTCTTCTAATATCGTTTGCACGACTGTACATAGGCTCACTAACCTCCTCATTCTGAGATGTTTGTGTTATAATTTGCCTTTGCGATCTAGGCGATGGTCTTAATTCACTCATACTCCGCCTCTTGCGTTTTCAATTTGTACTTGGGTAATCTTAGTGTAATGTGCTCCACATAAGATTGATATGCTAGATCCAAACTCTGTACCTACTGTTTTATTGTAGTCGGGGTCCTTTCCTGCAAATAACTGATTCTCAACTATACTATCAAGTTCCCAGTAATGTCCGTTCCAATTAACGATATCCCCAACAATTGGTACCAAATTCGCATCTGTTAAAATGTCTCTGAAGAACTGTAGTTGGATTGTTTGAGTTACATTTGGTCCAAACTGGTCATCTACTGTCCAGGTTTGGTCATCTCTGCTAATCAAACACGCTATTCGTACTGCTGGAAAGTAGGTCTTGCCACCTGGTGCTTCTCCATATACGTTTAGATCTGTCTCCTTTAGTGCTAGTTGGTAATAGTCAATCTCTTGAGAAATGATATCATTAATCAGTTCCTTATTAATATGCCTAAACATGCTAATATCTCTGGATGATCCAAACAGTGCCATTACTTAATATATATTTTAAGTGGTACCTTTGCGAGCTGTGTTTGCATTGCTACTGCTATTTCGCTTTCTCTTAGCATCTGTCCCTTTCTGGATAGCTCTTCTAAGGTGAGTGTCAGCTCTTCTCGTAGCTGTGTCTGCTCTTCTCTGCCCTGAGCTACAAGATCAACTCCATTTAAGGTTACTTCGTTTCCTGGTATTGGTACAGTTGTGTATTTACCTCTAACATCACCCAACACTTCTTTTGCAAGAGCTAATGTGTATTTTTGTATCCACCTCTTTCCAATTGCATTAATTTTGCTATATTGTATGTTGGAATATGGAATATTTGAGATATCGGATATGTAGCTACCATTTTCATGTTGTATTGGATTATCTCTATCTTTTACTACAATATAATCAAACCAAATGTTAGGTAGGTAGGTTCCGTCTGGTATTGGAAATATTCTTAGTTTGTTATTGTTGATCTCAAAGCTATATGCAGACTTTCTCATCTCGTCATTTATCTCGATCATCTGAATCCTTAGTGCATCTGCATAAAGTGGCATTAGCATAAAGTTGATTGATGGTGAGTATGCTCCCCAACCAAAAGAATCCAAGAGCTGCTGTGAACCATATCCGGTACCTACAAAGGGATCGAAGTATCTCGTGATTGCCGGAGGTGCTTCATAGTACACTCTTCTAATCTCAATTTCGCTACCACTCTCATTAGCATCAGCCCACTCAGCTAAGTCGTATTCTTGTTGGTTAAGTGATGAAGTTACATACCCCTTTTTTACATCAACATTACCGCCAGAGCCGGCTTCTGTGCCGTAGTTCCTGGCCATGCTGATTAATCTGCCCAGACTCGTCTTTACAGTCTTTTGGGTCATATCAATCGAGGAAGTTGTACCTTGTGCAATAAGCATATAATCTCTTGCATTGTACATATTTACCTGATTTGCGAACTCTGTAGTTGCCTCTTCAAAGCACATATAAAAATGCCTTGCTTGCAGCTCTACATCCATAATCGGATATCCAAGTCTTTGTGCACACCAGATTGCAGTCTTATCTGCTATTTGTTGAAACTCATAATCGTAGTCATATTCTCCAAAGGGGGTATCCCCAGGAAAGAATGAACTGGAACCAGGCCAAATTGGAATATTCATCTAGTGGTTTTCCTATAAATATCTCGTAGTAAATAAAAAAGGGGACTAATTAGCCCCCTTTCTCATTCTTTCTTTCACTCTTGATTACTCAGCAACCACTTCCTCTACTTGCAAAGTGTCAACCACAGCAACTGTGTCGACTACTTGTACAGTAGAATCAGATTGTGTCTCCTCAGAGTTTGCACCGATGCTGCAAGAAGCCATTAAGGCAACTACAGCAAAAACAAACATGATCTGTTTCATACTACCTGTTTTTAATTGTTAAACATTAATTGAATTACTCATATATAAATATAGCTATAATTTTCTTAATAGCCAAATTTATTTTTATAAAAATGGATCAGGTTGTGGTTTTGGCTCACAACCTCATATTGATGATTCTACTAGGTTAAATTCAATAGGTTGCCCTAGTATATTTAGTATTGTTTCATCGTACTCAATAAACCAAAATTTTGGTTCATTTAATTCTGCTATTCGATAATTAACCCAATATTGTGTCACATCATCAGGAGCTTTAGGTAATCCGTAATAATCAGCACATTGTTTTCTTGCTTGTTGAGCGTCAGCTTCAACTAAGTATTTATATCCTAAAATTGTCATAATGTAATTGAATAATGTGAACTCATGTTTGATTCGATTCCTGATTTAAATCCTGATTGTTGGCTGGTTGGATATACGATACACTCGGACATTTTACCTATAAACCACCTTCCAAGAGAAGTAACGTCGCTTATGCCAAACTTTTTAGTAATCGCTGATAACCCAAAAGATGATAAAATGTGTGGGTTTAAAAAGCTGTTTGCTGTTGTATGTAGGTTGCCGTTAAAGTACATATTACTTGAATGTGTGAAATCAAAGGTATCTGTTGGTGCTGTATTCGGTGTTCTCCAATAATTCGGGCTATAAGAGCGAATCCAAGGGCCGTATTGGGACCCATCAAAGGAAACAAGCGATTGAAGCGAACTATAACTATTTACCTGAGCAACAGTAAAAATGCTTTGTGCAGTTACATTTTGTAAAGGTGTACCCGTTGCCGTAGCTGAAATGTAATT